TGTGCCAGAATATCCCCTTTTTGATTTTATGTCTGAAAATTTACTTATACCTCTATTAAGCATAAACTTCCTTATAGCTGATATAGGAGGCATTTTGTTAGTATATTTAAACCTACTTATACTAGTATTGTATTTAGCTCCACTTACACCCTCATCAATAAATTGATAATATGATGGCATTGATATCTGTACTTTAAATCCACTTGCAGTAATAGTTACTGGTTGCTGATTTAATTCACCTATACTTTGTACAGTCTTGCCACTTGCTACCTTATTAGCTATATATAGATTTTTTTCTAGTTCATCTACGACCTTTTGCCAATAATCTAAAAGGCTGTCAAATAATTTATCTTGAATTTTTCTCATAGTCTTGTTTCTCTACCATATAAGCCCACCAATTTAGAAACTCAATAGCTCCTAATTTAGTAGACTCGTTAATACTTATGTTGTGTAAATCTGCCATAGCTGATATTATACTAAAGAGTCCCCATCTTTGTCCAAAATCTTCTTTGTCATCTCTAGCGTCTCCCCCATCCACTTGCTCAAAGAGTCCTCTGTATCGTTCAAGTAATCGTTCCAAAGATTCCAAAAAAAAACAAACACATTCCAAACATCTGGTAAATCTACTTTTTTAATTAACTTAGCCCTTTCGTCTAAATTTAATTTATCGTCTCCGTATTCCCCTCTTTTAGGTCTACTCATAGCTGCTAAAAGCAAGTGCATTACTTTAACTGCTTCACCTTGATGGTTACTCCTAATATTTATAACATCTAAAAGCTGCCCACTTGTTAGCTTATCTGGCTTATGCTCTAAGTGATATTCAGTACCATTTAAAAATATTTTATTCTTAATTCTTAGCTTTTCTAATAGCTTTACATTAAACGCATTTAAGTCATCTACTATCTTTTTAAACTCAGACATTTTAATCTTTGAGGCTTCCTCGTATGTTATATCCTTAATAGCTGCAACAGCATAAATATTCTGCTCAACTAAAGACAAACTTTCATCTATTGAGTTTAACTCTTGATATTGTCCTACCGTTATTTTATACGACTGTGTATTGTCCATATCCTTTTTTACTAAATTTATGCATTATTAAATACCTCAAAGCATCTATTGCGTGGTTGTGTGAATCAATAGGAATATTAAGGCTATCCCCATTTTTATTTACCTTCCATTTATACTGCTCAAGTTCTTTTATCAAATTCTTACTTGACGAATGTACGTTTATTGCATAACCTTTCAAAAGATTAATTCCAAACATAACAGAATCTTTGCCCTTTTTAACTCCGTCTATTGTCCATCCATAGCGTCTAAGCTCCTCTATACTTTTAGGCTCTGCTGAATCTGCTACTATTAAACTGCCTTTACTAACTCCTAATCCTAACATCCTATCCCCTATATCTTTATTAGTCAAACCAGTTTCATAAATTAACTCTTTAACATATAGCTCTCCGTCTTGCATTCTAACCTCTATTAAACTTGTTGGGTCATTCGTAAAACCAAAGTCAATTCCGTATCCTATTAGCTTCTTGTCATTAAACCCCTCATTTAATATATACCATTTTTTGAAAATAAGTCCCTCTATGCGACCAGTAATCCCTCTGGCATATACTTTCCACAAGTCTAAATCTTTGCTTTTAAGGGCTTCTATCTTTTCTCTAATCTTATTACTTAGGAAAGGATTATGTCTGTGGTCTGATATTATTAGCTCAGCATTTAGTAAGGGTATTACCTTGTCGTGTACCCAAAAACTTGTATCTGGGTTATAATCAATATAGACTTGTTTACGAGTTCTAAGGCTTAATTGCTCAAATATATTGTAGGGTATACCATTTGCCTCGTTAACAAATAAATAATCCCTTTTACCAGATTTTGCATCTTGGTCATTATCATAACTATTAAACTCAATTATAGAGCCATTACGAAAACTAAATACTCTATCTGACCTATTGTAGAAAGTTACTTGCTGTTTTATAGCCTCATCGCCATTATGTATGTCAATAGCATCTCTCAAAGCTCCTACCTTTAAATTAGGTATATCTTGACCCACTATGGTAATAATACAAGCCTCTGAGATAGCTTTAGCAAATAATACTTGCAAAATAGCGTATGTTTTTCCAGAGGATGTACCACCTTGATTAACTACTATATCAGCGTTTGAAATAAAGTTCTGTCGATATAGGGCAGAGGTACTAATCAACTATGTCCTTTTCATTAGACGCTAATGGTACGCCAGTATCGATTATGTTAATATCTAAACTCTTGTAAGTAGTTTCTTGCTGTATCTCTTGACGCTCAACGTAGCCTCGTTTTTTGCCTTTAGTCTTTAGATAAAATATCGTGCTTGTAGTACTTCCTTCTTGTATTTGTAAATGTAACTGAGATTCTGCAAAATCTAAAGCTATATCTTCAATACTATTTACCGCTTTTTTATAATCTTCGTCTGTCTTTAGCCATTCATAATGAGTAGTTCTACCTATTCCTACTTTTTTACAAGCAGAAGTTACTATACCAAGAGACTGCTCTAAGGCTTCAAGCATTGCTTTTTTATGTTGTTCGGTTTTGTTCATATCTGTCTACCACATTTATCACAAATTTCAATCTGCTTATCATCTTTAATTTCTTGTTCTTTTGTTTCTATTTCAAAAGGAAAGCCCTCTAATCCCCAATCCCTAAGCTTTATACTATCCCACTGATTAGCTAATATCTCCCAATCGTGTTCTCCAAAGCCTACATTATCAGCAATAATAAATCTTCTTGCTTCTTCGTCTGTTAAATCCTCAGCTCTTTTTACCCATTCATTTGGTAGCTCAGTATATCCTAACTCTTTTAATGCCTTTAAACGCATATTACCTCCTAAGACTATATTATCTTGGTTTATAACCATAGGACGCAAAGCCATCATTTTAGGAAACTCCTTAATAGACTTTTTTAACTTCTCAAATTTCTCGTCTTTTATTATACGAGGGTTATTAGGATTGCTTTTAATATCTGTTACTTTCATTTAAAATATTTATCATATAATTTAACAACGTGCTTGTAGATGCACTTACCACAACTTACATCTGGTCTATATCTAAAGTTCTCTTGGCATAGTTCAATAAATTCATTATAAAATTTAGGGTCAAGTCTGCCTCCTTTCATATTATAGATTGCTCTTACTCTTTTTTCTAACTCTTCACTCATAATGATTGTAACCTTTTTTCGTTTTCTTTTGCTAAATCGTGCTTAATTGCAACATCTTCTTTGAGCTTTAAGCCTAAATCTACTTGCATTGTATGATTACCTTTAATCTTTTTAATTGCAGAAGCCCAATCATTATTATATACCTTTAAGCTATTTTTATTTGTTGCAAGTAATGTGTAAGGGTCTATTGCCGATACCATTACTGGCTTAGCAAAGTGTCCAGCCTCAATCATTTTAAGCTCAGATTTACAGCTATTAAAAGTATTTTCTTGTAGAGGTATAACGCAAATTCCACAATCTTGATAATCCTTAGCGTATTCTTGTATATCACTAATCTGTACCTTAATTCCTTTCATACGTTTTGGCAGCTTAGGAGTTTTAGCAAAAAAAGTTTCATTATCAAAAGCACTACCTAATAACTTTAAATCTCTCAAATGGGTACTACCACCAGAATAAAAGAAAGTATCAAAGTCTAAGGATAAGTCCTCGTAAGCGTATTGCTTTTCTAAAGGGTCTAAAGCATTCTTAATTATAACTATGTTTTTATTGTATGGTCTTATCTTATCTGCAAGTATCGGAGTAGTTGTCCATATCAAATCAGCAAGTTTTAAGTTTTTAATTACGCATTTTGTAAGATTAGTCTTTTCATAATAGTAGCTCATAGGATGCTTTTTGTTTAGCTCCCAATAATCGTCTACATCGCAAATCACTTTAATACCCTTAGCCTTTAGTTTTAAATAAGTTTCCTCTGGCTGCATAAGCCCAGAGATATTCCTATTGTATACAACGTGAGTAACCCCCTCAAGGTTATTAAAAAACTCATCGTCCTTATTTAAAAGAACTACTATCTCTATTCCGTAGTCTCGTTTCATCTTAGCAAACGGCATTAATAATCTATGATAGCTAACTCCGTTTATGTTTCGGATAATTACTGCTATCTTAATCTTATTCTCATACATAATCTTAAATTGTTTTTTGGCTTTTATGTAGTCATCTCTTAGCGTTCTATAACCGATTGACGCACCTTTATGTATTTGCGTTATGGTCTCGCCATTACTTATGGCTCTTAGAATATTAGCATAATAGTGATTCATTCTATTGAGGACTTGCTCAACTTCTTGATGCTCTGAGTTTTCGTTATCAAAGTAAGGGTCTTGCTTTTTGCATTTTTTTAGATATTGGTTACGCATAACCATAGCAAAATATCCCTTTAAGTTTTCAAGTGGTGGTTTAGACAAACATATTTCAAAAGCAATAGAGATTAGCTCCTCTGCTTCTACCTTGTTACCAGTTAGCTTTAGAGCATAATCTCTTATACTTGAATCAAAATATATGTCTTCTAATTTCAAAAGGGTAGACTTTCCTCTGAGGTAGCCATTACCTTTTTAGCTTCTGGCTTCCAAGTGTCAAGCTCAACATATGGCTTTCCACTTTTACCTACATTTACTTTTAAGTTAACCCAGCCTTTGTCTTGGTGTTTTTGAATAAAAGCAATAGCGTCGTCTGCTTTTAAGCTCATACTACCTACTACCCACTCTGGTGAATTAGGATTCATCTTAAACATAAATCCGTCTGCAAATACTTTTTCTTGTTTGTTCATAATTATTTATTTTCGTTTATTATCATTGACAAAAGTACAGCATAATTAGCTAAATCTAAAACGCTATCTTCTATGCTTTCGTTGTTTGGTTCTTTATCTGTATTGATTAAAACTCCTAATCTTGCGACTTTAGTAGCGATTAAGTTTAAACAATTAGTTCTTGCATCTCCTCCAGCAATAGACCCAGCTAATTTAAAATTGGACAACCTATCTTCGTTAGCGTAGTCATCTCCTTTGCTGAATAATGTTTTTCGCATCTCTCCAGTCATATAACCAAAGTGTGCCATTTGTTCTTTTTTTGTCATATCTCTTTGTTTAATTTTA